GATAGTATGAACGTGGTATGGATGCGGGAATATTCATCGGCTTCGTCTACCAGTTTGAGGGTATAGTTACCCCGCATCTTATTAAGCTCGCGATATCTTAAACCATTGTCTATAATAGGCTTAAGTTCTGGCCGCTTAATAAGTAATAGCTTGAGGTCACGCTCTCTAGTAGTATCTAGGTTCTTTACACCATACTTGTCTAGAATTTTCTTGATTTGTATCGGGGATGAGGGATTGAAATAAGCTCCTACAGCAGCGTGGAGATTATCCAGGACTTCATACTGTTCTTTCTCAAACTGCTTATCTAGATCCTGGAAGTATTTCTTATCAATAAGGATACCATTCTGATGCATCCTATCGATAATAGGTATACAGCCTAGATCAATCTCATACGCCTTTTCCAGACCCATTTCAGTAATTCTGGGACGAAGGCGATGATATATCCTAAGAGTAGCATCAGCGTCACGAGCCGAGTAATTAATGGCTCTTTCACGGGGTACGACGTCATCTAAGCTTACCTCTGGGAACTTTCCAAATTTCTCTTCAATAGAGTTACGGACGCTAGGGTCAAGTCCATTCCACTTATCTCTGTAGCCAGATGTACTCGATAAGAATCCTCTAATTCGTCTACCAGTACTTTCAGGGGTGTAGAATTTGGCAGTGAAATCGTCGTTGAATATGAGTTGAGTAGCTGCTTGAGGTAAGCTAGTTCCGTCACCTGAGCAACTCTTGCATGATTCTTTGGTAAACTTGTTAGGGTTACGCTTCCAGGGGCGGTCCACTTCTCCCATGCCTCGGCAGGTACTACAACAGTTTTCGCGATATGCTTTTTCAATGTATTCTTTTGAGATTCTCTCATCAGCCTCTTTAATAACCTCCTTGTATTCTTCCATATCCATGCTGGCTTCTCTATAGGCTAGAGCTTTGAGTTTTTTAGGCTCAAGGCAGAGAAGGTGGGCCATGATCATTGTATCTTCTAGCTTCTCATAAGGCACGTTTACCCCCATAGCTCTGAGAATTTTGAGATCCCAGAGAGCATTATGGAAAATAAACTTGGTGGGTAGGTTTAAAACCTGCTTGGCATGAAAATGTAATGGGTTTGTAGATACTGTCGCTATACCGGGTTCTTGACAATAGGATAATCCCCATGGGTTGTCCTCATATCCTTCAGTATCTATCGCTAATTCTCCGGGTATTACCCATCTAGATTCATACTCACTGTATAAAATATCTGGAATATCCTGGGGCCTGGTAAGTTGCCCATTTAGGTATAATCCTAACCTTCTAAATCCATTGTAAATAAACCTAGAATATCTATCAGCTTGGTGTAGTCCAGCGGCCGGATGGTATAAACTAAAAATTGTGCAGTTAAATTTTTCAGACCAATGTGGTACTCCATAAACAAACTCCATGTCCACATCGCCTAGGAAATATCTCGTAGCTATCCGGCCTATTGGACATATTATGCTGGGTTTAACGTGAGCTATTTCCTCCAGCAAATATGGTATATATTGTTCTATTTGCTCTGGAGTAGGATCATCATTGTTTTCTGAGGGTCTGACCTTGCAAAGGTTGGTAATATAAACATCTTGTCTTCGCACACCGGCCTGCATTAATAAATAGCGGTTAAGTTCTAGCCCAGAAACCCCACAAAAGGGCCTTTTTATGTTATCTTCCATACGGCCCGGAGCCTCCCCCACCATCATTATGTGACAGGGTACCGGACCCTCACCATTAACAAAGTTCATGTGGACAATACCCTATCTCTTCTTGGCATATAATACCTCGAAATCTGAGTAGTCTAATGTCTTAGGTTTGATGCCGGAGTCTCCCTCAGATTCCCACATCTTTTCTACTTGCTCAATAGCGTCTTCGGAGGAATCTGCTTCTAGTCTTACTGAAGCATCAACAGTATAAGTATAGAAAACTTCGTAGCGTCTACTCATGTTTATTAGCCTGTTTACACTGCTTATATTCATAAGTATCCAATTGTTGTAAAAAACATAAAGCCATAGCAGCAGTTTGCATAGCTTCTTTTCTTATAGCTCCAGGAGTATTCTTATGAGGCTCATATACTTCTTGTAGCACAGCCTGTACTAACTCCCCATACTCTTCACCTAAGATAGCTAGTGCATGCAGAGGATCTGTAGGCCACTTAGGGAACATTTTATAAGCTTTTTCTAATTCTCTTTCTACTTCTTCGGTTAGTCTACTCATAATACTGGATGTTCCTTACAGGGAAGTTTCCTACCACAACGTATAAGGTCTACTGAACCTCCACTATCTTGGACGCTGCCGACTATTTCGTGGCAACTGGTACATGGCATGTCGTCATTTGGACGATGTTCTTTACAGTATCTACAAATTTCTTTATTCATCTAGCTGCCTCAATACCTCATCGATTATTTCTTGCCGCTCTAGAGCTTCAGCTTCTTCTCGCTCATTCTCTATGATCTGGTCTTCTAGTAGATATAGCTCGTCAGAAGAACCCTCATTTATAAGCTGTTCCCAGGAGCAGTAATTACAGGGAGTTTTAGGGTCGCGAGAGTTATTAAATTCTATGTAAAGCTTTATGTCACCACAAAGAGGACATGCCCTGGAAACCTTACCCAGGAAACTGAGAGTAGTACCTATAGATTTAGATTTAAATACTTTAACAAAGTCTTCTTGCTCTAGATCTTCTTCTTCTTCTTGTTCCACTGACTCACTATCGATTTCGCTACCTGTGGACCAATCCCTTTTATCTGTTGCCATTCTTCCTCTGTAGCATTAGCCATATCTCTGGCCGATGCAAAATGATCTGCTGCTAATCCGGCTCTCTCAATACCAACCCGGTCTAATTGAGCTGCTACTCTCTTTTCGAAGCTTGCTGGCATGAATGGGTTAACTTCCCACGTAGTATCCAATCTAAGATGCGAGGAGTGCTTGTCTGTATTAGAGTGGACATATAGATTAAATACTTGCCACGCAGTTTCTTGTAAATTATGGGAATACTTAAGCTTAACCCTACACTCATCAACAAGAGTATTAAGATAGTTGTCGATAGTGTCATAGGTTATCTTGGATTCTACCCACTCTCTATTACGGGGTACTAAGATACGTTTATTATGTTTATTTAGTCGGAACTTGCCCTCTACAACAAGATAGATCTGCTTGTATATTCCCGACATCTTTTGAATTTGAGAATTGAGGCGGCCAGATCTAAAGGATTCAAATAGATCATATACTGTTTTACGCTCAACTCCAATTGGATAGGTCATCGGCCCGTCAGGACCATGACCTAGGAAGGCTGCATCACCAGCTTCAAGGTAGGTTATTTCATATGAGCCAGCAGGAAGCTCAGTAGCAAGTTCTTTAGAGCCCTCACGATAATCTAGTAGGATCATCGTTCACCAGACGACCATTACAGAACCCACAGTAAGTACAGGTACCATAAAGGATTAGATTACCTTCGTCATCTATGTAACCGTCATTTTGATCAAGGCCATGGCGGTTATTATCTAGGGTATGATGGCAGATATCACAGTCCATTATAGCCACTCCGCTGGAGTACTCGCGGGAAACAGGTTTAGTGCGATATCTACAAAGGTATTACCTGGCTCAGTAAATCTCTTACCTTTGATAGCTGGGTTATGCCCGGATTCAATAGCCTCAATATAGAACTTACCTTCTTCATCTCTATCTACCTTGAAGAAATCATCCACATCAAAGCCTATGTGAGTAAAGCCCTTACGTTCCTGGTTACCATTCTTAGCGCCATTCTCATCTTTCTCAGCCATACTCTTATGGAGGAGAATTAGATTAGCGTCATGTCGATTGAATTCTCGTATGAAATCATGGAACTCGCGATTAACCGGACCGAAGTGGAACCACTGTACTGATTGTAGCTTACCAAAGCGGGCTAGGCGGGCTAGTTCCCAGACCTCTGTAAATGAGTCATATACCACAGTTCTAGCTGCTTCTAGAGCACTTACGTGTATCTGCTTGAGGTTCTCCCAAACTTTAAGTGCTTCATCTGCTACTTTATCTGGGTGCCCGTCTTTAGAGAAATTAGGTATATTAACCACGCGGAGATCAAGATTAGGAAACTTGACCTCAGGTTGAACCCGGTCAAGCCCTTCATCGAGATTAATATAAATGATAGGCCCAGGAGCAGTAAGGGCAAAGTGTGTCTTTCCACGTTTCTCTCT